CGAAGAACCTTGGTTGATGCCTGGAGGCAAGCGGGATGTGCCGTCTACAGCAGAAGCTAAGGCTGAAGCTGATCGTGAACGCCATGCGAAGTGGGCGCTCAAACATACGCAGAATGAGATAGAGATGTCAGCATTCCAAGATCATGTGCCGATCATAATCTCACCAGAGGCAATAGACCCAGGGTTGATGTTCAAGCCAACACAGATCAAGGGCTTTGATATAACTCAAGACAAGTGGTACGATAATTAATTATCGTTTTACAGTAAGAAGTTAAATAGAAAGTTATAAATACTAAAGTTGTGGCAAAAAAATATCGCGCAATATCAAACGGTTAGTATAATTTATTGTGAAAAAGCACATAACTGAAAAGATAATTCTGGTAGACCGGGCGGCATTGAAACCATATGCTAATAATGCCCGGACCCATAGTGATGAACAGATCAATCAAATCATTGCCAGCATAACGGAGTTTGGGTTTACAAATCCGCTATTGGTGGATGAGGAATACAGCATCATTGCTGGGCATGGGCGGTTAGCGGCTGCAACCAAGATGGGCATGGGTAAGCTGCCGTGTGTTGTGGTGTCGGGGCTGACCGAGGCGCAGCGTAAGGCGTTGGTGCTGGCCGATAACAAGATCGCGTTGAATAGCGGGTGGGACACGGCATTGCTCAAACTAGAGTTGGTTTCATTGGATATGGCGGGTTTTGATCTTAAACTAACAGGTTTTAGCGTTGGCGAATTGACAGCAATTTTTGATAATCCTGAGTTTGCGCCTGGATTTGATGCAGACCAAGGCAAGCTTGATCAATTAACACCCAAGATGGTTCAATGTCCTAACTGCGGGCAAGAATATGATTTGAGAAAACATGGGCAAGGTTGATCTCCGTATTGATTGGGCAACCCATGAAGCCGCCAACTATGCTTGCAAAAATTGGCACTACAGCCGGTGTATTCCTAAATCAAAGCTTGCAAAGTTTGGGGTTTGGGAGTCAGGAGTATTTGTTGGGTGCGTAATCTATGGGGTTGGAGCAACGTCAGATTTAGTTAAAAAATATGGCCTAAAAAAAGAAGAGGGCTGCGAATTGGTAAGGGTTGCGCTAAAAGAACATAAAGCGCCCGTTTCTAGAATAATGGCGGTTTGTCTTAGACTCCTAAAAAAACAATTTGCGGGGTTGCGACTTGTGGTGTCATTTGCAGACCCCAGTAAAGGACACCATGGCGGCATCTACCAAGCGGCCGGGTGGGTATTCTCGGGCAACTCGCAAGCAAGCGATGAATACATTTACAAGGGGAAAAGGTGGCAAGGTCGGTCTTTTAGACACCTCTACAAGGGCATGGAGAAAAGCCCAGGGGTTCAAATTGTAAAAGGATCGTCTAAGCACCGTTATCTAATGCCCCTGGATGCAGATATGCGAGAACGAATTAAGCCGTTATCCAAACCATACCCTAAGCGTCTGAAGCAAGCGATGGCCCCCCAAGGGTACAGCGGCGGGGTAGCGCCGACCCAGACGCTCCAACATCACATAGGTAGTAGCGTTAATGTCTGACCAAGATAGCAGCGTAGTCGATCTTGGCGGTCAACCGAGGCATGAGCCGACAGAGCAGACGCAACGGCTCGTCAAGGGCATGAGTGCTATGGGGTTTATCCAGAAGGACATCTGCACAGCCATTGGTGTGAGCATTGCCACCCTGCACAAGTATTACCGCAAGGAGATTGACGAGGGGTGGATGCACGCCAACCTTGAGGTGGCTAAGTCGCTGTATCGACAGGCAACCGAGGAGGGCAACACCCAAGCCATGATCTTTTGGCTCAAGGCACGGGGTGGTTGGACTGAGAAGTCTGAGATGGCATTGACCGGCGTAGATGGTGGGCCGCTACAGATTACAGCCGTGGCGCATAGGATTGTTGACCCAAAGGCCAAAACCATTGAGTGAGTTGGTCATTGATGCACCAAGGGCGTTTGTTTCGTTGCTATCCCCGAAGCGTTATAAGGGAGCGCACGGCGGCAGAGGCAGCGGGAAGAGCCATTTCTTTGCTGAGATGGCGATATGGTTGTGCCTATCGCGGGGCTTGAGGGTGGTCTGTATTCGTGAGGTGCAGAACAGTATTAAGGACTCGGTTCGCCAGCTTCTTGTTGACAAGATACAGAAGATGAATGTTGCCTATAAGTTTGACATTACGAGGGATGAGATCAGGGGCGTAAACGGCTCGTTGATCGTGTTCCGAGGTATGAACGATGCCAATGCAGAGAACATCAAGAGCCTGGAAGGTTTCCATGTGGCTTGGGTTGAGGAAGCGCAGACCCTTAGCCAACGGTCATTAGACCTGTTGCGCCCAACGATCAGGCAAGAGGGCAGCGAGATATGGTTCTCATGGAACCCGCGCAACCGTAGCGATCCCGTCGATGAGTTCCTGCGAGACAAGCCGCCGATCAATGCAACGGTCATCAAAGTTACATACGCTGATAACCCCTGGCTGCCTGACACGCTTGAGCAAGAGATGCTGGCTGATCGAGCGCGTGACCCTGAGAAGGCGGTGCATATTTGGGATGGTGGTTACGAGGTCGCACCAAAGGGTAACTACTACGGTCTTGAGTTAGCCGAGGCAGAGAACGCCGGGCGCATGACTGACCTGTTGATAGACCCTGTGTTGCCGGTGCATACGGCATGGGACTTGGGTATCTCAGGCAACATGACGACATGGCTCTTTCAAGTATCGATGGGACAGTTCAGGTGGATTGATTACCACGAGTATGCGGAGCCTGGATTGCCACACGCTGCGTCAATCTTGCGTGAGAAGCAAAATGAGCGTAAGTTCACATGGGGAACACACTTGTGGCCTCACGATGGAAGTTCAAAGGACATCGGTTCTGGCGAGCGCCGTTGCGACACTATGGCAAAGCTGGGGTTTGATGTGACCGTCCTACCACGGGACAACGTGGGGGACGGGATAGAAGCGGTGCGCCGTGTATTGCGGATGTCTTACTGGGACCGTGAACGGTGCGCTAAAGGAATAGAACATCTCAAAGGATACCGTCGCAAGTTTGATAAGGCGCACGGTACTTTCTCTGAGGAGCCTGACAAGAACGGACACGATCATGGCGCAGACAGCGTGAGAACAGCGGCGATGGGGCAAGACAAGCTCACGAACGCAGCATCATTTGTGCTGCCTCCTCAACAGATGGCGTGGGTGGCTTAATGCCTAAACTTTCAGACGACGAGATCAGAGTTCTATTCTCTCAACAGGTCAGGGATGGCCTGAGTTATATCGACAGCGACATTGCCAAGCGGCGTGAACTGTCGATTGACTACATCAACTTGGTCATGGCTGACTTGCCGGTCCAATCCAAGGGCCGGTCTGGTGTGATGGACGGCACGGTTGGATCATCCATTGGGATGATGATGCCAAGCCTGATGCGGATCGTTGCGGGTGGTCCGACGATTGGTGAGTACATTGCCCAAGGCATTGACGACGAGAAAGCGTGTAAGCAAGCGACTGATTACGCCAACACGATTGTTCTCAGGCAGGACAACGAAGGCGAACGTATCTTATACGAATGGGCCTATGACGCGCTGACTCAGATCGTTGGTGTTGTTAAGTTGTTTTGGCTTGAGAAATTTGACGAGAGCAAAGAGAAGTTTGAGAACATCAGCGATGACCAACTTGCTGACCTCGTCCAGAAGATGGGCGGCTCAACAGAGCTAGAGATTACCGGCCACAGCAGCGAATCAACTGAGCAGCTTGTTGAGGACCCGAATGGTCTTATGCCTCCGCAGATGGTGGTCACGACCCTGCATACGGTTGAGGTGACCCGGCGTATCAACAAATCATGTGTTAAGATTGCTGGCATTCCCCCCGATGAGTTCATTATCTCACGCGATGCGCGGTCATTAGAGGAAGCAATTCTAAAGACCCATCGTACCTACAAGTATGTCGGTGACTTGATTGATATGGGTTATGACGCTGACCTAGTTATGTCGCTTCCGACTGAGGACATATCAACAAATCCCCGTGAGCGTTGGAATACCTACGACAACTGGCAGACCAGCCCCAACAGCGCCGACCCTATGTTGCGTCGGGTTGCGGTGCATGAGGGCATCATCAAGTGTGATCGTGACGGCAAGGGTATCAAGGATTGGTACATTGTCGCTGGCGGTAACGAGTCAATAAACCAGATACTTGAGATCACAGAGTACAACTGGCAAGTGGTGTTTGCTGACTTCTGCCCGCAGCCATTACCCCATACGTTCTATGGCCGCTGCCCTGCCGATGATCTGGTACAGATACAAAAGATCAAGACAGCCACGCTTCGGCAGATGCAAGACAACCTGAACCTTGCCAACACTCCGCAACAGATCGTTGTGCCGACGATGCTGGCAGATCAGAACGCAGTCAACGCGGTGCTAAACAAGGTTCCCGGTGGTATTATCTTTGCCAAATCAACGGAAGGCGCAGTCAAAGACATTGCCACGCCATTCTTTGCACAGCATTCGTTACCGATGTTGGCCTATTGGGATGGTGAGGCTGAGAACCGTACTGGGGTTAGCAAGTCAAGTATGGGCTTGAATGCTGATGCGTTGTCTGGTCAGTCGGCCACGGCAGCACAGATTGCGTACACGGCGAGCCAAGGCAAGCTAGAGATGATCTCTAAGATTTGGGCCACGGGTGGCATGAGAAAGCTATTCCGGGGTATCCTATATATTCTTCGGGAGTACCAAGACTTTCCCCGTCAGGTGAAGTTAAATGGTGAACTGATCCCCGTTAACCCTTCCGAATGGCCCCGACTCGCAAATTGGGACGTGTCGA